TCACATCTGGTGTACACTCAGATGGTGGACAGGGGTGATGACGCGAAAATGTTCCTAGAACTCGAAACGGCGCTCATCGAAGCGAGCACTTTGGGCGAAGCCGTCGAACTCTCCACGCTCATCAAGGAGACGTTTCCAGACTACGACTTCGGCTATCACACGGAGATGATTACGCGCGCCGCACGCGCCGAGCATACAATCTCTCCATAGTGGCGAGGTTCATCGTCGGGTCAACTAATTCTCGAATGGCTCGCGCCAATCTTCGCTTCAATTCGTCGTCGTTCGGGCTTTTGTTTTGTGCGTTGAACCACGCGTTCATGCGCTCACGCACCGCGTTTCGCTCACTCTGACGAAGCACCACCATCCTGATGTACGCGAGGGCAAGTCTTCGTTGTCTCGCGTACGTTTTCAAGTTCACGTTCGGTTTGATGTTTTTGTTTTTCAACATGTTCAAGTCGTTCTTCGTCAACTTTAATTTTTGCAATTTCTTCGCCTCGGTGTCCACCGCCTTCTTCGATACGGATTTAATTCTGCGTCGGATGAGCGGTCGGATGGCGACGTCGTGTTTGTTGAGGTACGTTTTCAATTTTCTTTCGTCCACCACCTCCTTCACGAGTTTGACAACTTCACCTTTAAATGGCACACCTTTTTTGTTCGTCTTCGCAGTCTTCATGCTGTTTTTCACGTTGCGCAAGTCGGTGTTCACGTTTCGACCCGTCTTGAAATCTTCCCCGTAGGCTTTCGTGATCATGCGTCGAAGACTCGCGTTGTCGATACCCCGGTTTTTAAAGAGTTTCGTATCGTTCTTTTTCGTGTTGTTCTTGTTGAACGCGCGTTCGAGTGCCAGGTTTGAACTCTTTTCGAAGATGGCTTGGCACATGTCCTTCTTTTTCCACGTCTTCCTCGTGAAAATACCCATGGCCTTGCAGATTTGTTTCAATTCATCGAGAGAATACTTCGAACACATCTTATCGTTCAACAACACCTGCGACTTGTTTGTAAATTTTTGTATCCGAGGAACGTTGACTTTTCTCGGAGGCGGTTCCACGTTCGTTTCCACGACTGGAGCAAACTTGCCAGTGATTGTTATGAGTCCGCGAGCCTTCATGCGTTCGACGAATTTCAACGCAACCTTGTACGCGCGCTGAATCTCTTCGACGGATTTTTTATGCAACGTGATGAATCCGTTGATGGTGACGCTATCGATGACCTGTCCTTCGTATTTAATCTGACGCACGTCCGACGACTTCAGTTCGCGCTCGTAGCTGTGGCTGATACCATTGCTCGCCAACGCCGCGCTCAGCTTGTTGGGTTGAATGACGCCGTTCACTTGAAACGTGGCGTCGAGGGATGCGTACTTCAAAGTGAGGTCGGCGCTGTTTTGCCCCAAGTACTTGTTCACGATGTACTTGCCCACCTTGAGTGCGGTCGCGGGGTCGTTGTCCACGCACCCACCTTGAATGACCATCTTATCTTTGTACATGCGGGCGATGATCATTTTCTTTCCCTTCACCGCGACGCGAAATTCAATGAACGTCCATGATTGGTTTTTCAATTGCATGGGTTCTAAGTTTTGGTGAACCTTGAACCCGTACAAATTCGTGTGCGTGACCCCTTTTTGAAATTTACCATAGTATCCAGAGATTTCGCGCACGTTGAAATTGCCGTTGACGCGCTGGGGTGTCGTTTTACGCACAAAATTGAGAACATCGGGACGCGCGATGGGGCCAACTTCCGCGATAAAGTTCGTGTAGCGGAGTCGAGAAGTTTGGAGGTTCAAAGCACCCACGATGGCCTCCAAGTTTCGCGACGTCAACACGCCCGCGTTGTTGTTCTCGTCGTTGTTCTTCAGAAACTCCGCAAAGTTGCCGACGTCATCGCTCTTGACTACTTTCACGTTTGAATTTTTGATGAACTCTTTGGGAGACAGAGTCATTAATATATGTTAAGATATTTTATTCAAAAACAGCTTCTTCCTGAATGACATCTAAACCATGGATAAACTTTTGATTGTTGTACATGCGCCCTCGGTAAGTGAGAGACGCCGTGGTCACCGTGATGTTGCGCTGGCTGAACGCACCCGCGTAGCTGTCCTCGTTGAACTTGGGTTTGCCCAGGTTGTTCATCTGGCAGTGCTGGTTAAACGCGGCCAAAAACACACTCTGGGGGATGAACAGCTTTTCGCCGAGTTGCACACTGCTGTCTTCCAGGAAGTGATGAATCGTGGAAGTCATCTTCGCGACTTCCTTCTGGACAGATTTGAAATATTCGGGGACGACGTTCCAAATGTCTTTGTCTGAATAGCGACTCGCATAGTCGAGATAGGCGCGCACACACTTGAGGAGGATGGCTGGTAGCTCTTCCTCTAACTTTCTGTCGAGGTGTGGGTCCGCCTCTTGCACTTGGCGGCGGAAATTCCAGGGAAGGATACGTCTGAGGACGGACCCAGAGTTATCTTTCCACGAAGGGACCTCGTTGCCACCCAAGACCCCAGGGGTGGTCCACTGCATGCTGATGGCGTTTTGATGTTTCACCGCGATGGACACGTCTTCACCCGAAACGAGGGATTGGAACTCTGCCTGTTCCAAGGAGAGGTCCCCTTTCACTTCGGGAGCGATGAACATGAATGAATCATAGATGGACGATAGGCCGAACTTCTTCTCGATGTTGTTCGAGAGCGTGCGCACGTCGTTGCTCTCGTAGAATTTGCGAAAAACTTTCGTGATGACCGTGGACTTGCCCGAACGCGCGATGCCCTTGAAAAAGGGGATGATTTGCCACCCATCCAACTCACCCACGTCGAAACACAGACGACCACCCATGACGTATGCCCATCGAGCGACGTCTTCGTCAAAGTTCTGGTAGTCGAAGATGCTTTGAAAGTGCGGCGTCGGGATGTCCCACCAATCGTCTACGTAGTTGTAATCGTCGAAAAACTGGTCGAAGAACTTGCAACTCACGAGCGTCGGGTCCAGGGAACGGAACTCTTTGCTCTCGTATGGGTAAAAACGAGACACGTACTTCCCCTCTTTCGGTTGCCACTCTTTTCCGATGAAGACCCCATTTTTAAAACTCCATACGTGCCTATCTTTGATGATTTCAGGAAATTGCGAGTCGATGCAGTTAGAGAGGTGGTTGATGACCTCCCTCGCCGTGTTCCCGCGCGACGTGATGTCTTTCCAGACGTCGAAGTTCACCTCTTTTTCCGCGAACTCGTAGACGAACTCGGGAATGGCGCACACTTTCTTCCACGAACGCGTGTACGCGCCCTCGGAGATGCGCTGCACGTAGCACTCCCCCTTGTAACGACGCATCTGTTTCTTGTATGTTTCGTCGAGGCACGCCACGATGGCCCTCTGGAACGGGGTCATCTCCCCCAGGCGGGTCTCGTCCATCGGGGTGGCGTCGAAATATTCAGGGTCCGCGTTCATTTTATCCGGCTGTTCCCGCGGGTTTTTTATTCGTTGCATCGTGTTCAGGTGCAAACGAACGTTTTTAAACCCTTCAGACACTTGCTTAATCAGTCGACACACCCTTTCCCCGGCGGCTAAATTTACGTTGTCGTCTTCCACGTAGTCTACCATCTCCAAGGCTTTCACGCGCGACCCAATGTTTTTTAATACACGAATCTCCCTTTCCCTTTTTCCGTCGATGGCTTTAATATCGACACTCGTCGGGAACCCACCCGCTTTTTCGGACGGATCGAAAAATTGGTCGTATCCCAGGCGAACGCACTTGTGCATGACGTCTTTCGTGACGTCTTCGCCACTGAGGTACCATTTTTCTTCCATCAGTCCAAGGATGCGCAGTATTTGCTCACTGGAGAGCGTCACTATTTGATTTCTCAATAGTTCCATCTCCGACGCCCCAGTATCGGGTTCCCTATCTATGTAATGGGTCATGGTCTTGGTCTGAATAAATAATGCTGAGAATTTTTAAGTGAGTTTGGACAAAATTTTGATCAGAATTTTGTTTTGCATAGCCAGCTGGTCTCCGATCTGCAGGAGGGCGGTGCACACGGTGTCCCCCTCTGGAGTCGCGAGCGTCGACGCGAGGACTTCTTCCGACCCCCCAGGGCCCATGTCCATGTCGAAGTCCTCGAGGTCTTCCTCGAGAAGCTCGTCGTCTTCGCGCTCACTCTCGGTCTCGATGATTTCACCCTCTTCAGGCTGACTCATTGTGGTATACCCTAGACCGAGAAAAGACATGCCGCGTTTTACCGCAGAGCTCAGCGTAAATTTTTTTTCTTAGTGTATAGTACAAAACAACTCTCACCATGGCTGGTGGTCTCATGCAACTCGTCGCGTACGGTTCTCAGGATATCTATCTCACCGCGAACCCGAAGGTTACTTTTTTCCAGGCGGTCTATAAGCGCCACTCGAATTTCGCTTCTGAAGTCATCGAGCAAACCGTCAACGGTACCGCCGCTGACAACGGTCGCGTCTCCATCACGATCGCCCGCAATGGTGACTTGGTTCAAGACATGTACCTCGAAATGAAGGCGAAGGCTGACCTCAGCTCCTCCACCAAGGGTGCTTCCGCCATCTACGCCGCCGAGCGCGCCGTCAAGGACATTGAAATCTCCATTGGTGGTCAGCGCATCGACCGCCACTTCCAAAAGTGGTGGCGTTTGTACGACAACTTGTACCACACCGAAGCCAAGAAGGCTGACTACGCCAAGATGACGTCCAACACCCAAAACGGCGCCATCTACTTGCCGCTCATCTTCTGGTTCAACCGTCACCCGGGTTTGTCCCTTCCGTTGATCGCGCTTCAATACCACGAATGCCGCATCGACGTCGACTTGAGCTCCGAGTTCTCCCACTACACTGATGGCTCCACTTTCAAGTGCTGGGCCAACTACCACTTCCTTGACACCGAGGAACGCCGCCGCTTCGCGCAAAAGTCCCACGAATACCTCATCGAACAAGTGCAACACACCGGCGTTGACACCGTTGAGGCGGGCAACACGAAGCAAGTGCGCCTCTCCTTCAACCACCCGGTCAAGGAACTCGTTTTCGCCATGAACAACGGCTCCGTCTCCAACGCGTCCCTCTGGAACTTCTCCTCCAACTTGACCCAAGAAGGTGTTGTCCTCGAATCCGACCCACGCCCGGCGGTTGATGGTGCCTCCAACGTGTTCGTGCCGGTCACGTACGCCACTGGTGCCCCGCTCGTCGCCATCGGTACGGGCTACTCTGAATCCACCCTCTGCGAAGATGGTGCGGTCTCCGCGACGCGCGCCGTCGGTCCGCTCGAGGAATTCAAGCTCATCCTCAACGGCCAAGACCGCATGAAGGCGCAAGGTGGCAAGTACTTCAACCAAGTGCAGCCGTACACCTACCACTCCGGCTCCCCGGTGCCGGGTGTGTACTCGTACTCCTTCGCCCTCCGACCGGAAGAGCACCAGCCGTCCGGTACGTGCAACTTCTCGCGCATTGACAACGCGCAAGTCTCCGTCAAGGTCAAGTCGAACGCGTCCTCTTCTACCTCCCTCCACCTCTTCGCGACGAACTACAACGTTCTCCGTGTGCAATCCGGTATGGGCGGCCTCGCGTTCTCCAACTAAGCTCGTTTCGGCTTAAAATATATAAAAAATTACTCAAATATTAACATTTTTATCATAAATCTTAATATTTGTTTGGTTTGAACGTGAGTATTTTTAATTGATGTGCGAATTTTCTGGATCATCATCGCATAGTACATTACGACCTGCCGCTTTTCCAGATACAATCCAGTTGTGGCGCAAATCATACCAGTTAGTTACACCCGACTTTACATAATCTGTCTGTAAATCTGGATAACGTGCAAGATAACACTCGAGTTCGCGAATGGACGCACCGCATGTGAAATCTCGACCTTCCCCGTGTCCGATTTCGTAGTAGTGTTTACGCGCCTTGTCAAGTTTTTGAGAAGATTTACCCTTGACATACTCTCGAACATCAGGGTAGCGGTCAATGTAACACTGAGCCTCACTATCACTCATGTAGCACGTGAAATTACGATTTTCAGTCCCATTGATAGTATAAGTTTCGTAGTGATTCTGAGAGTTCTTTAAAGGGACCTCCTCATTGTACCATGCCGTCCGAAGATCATTATAACGAGCCATGTAACATTCCGGAAGGGGTGCATTTTCTCTCGTCGTATCTTCGTCAATATCAGCTAATTCAATAGTTTTTGTCGGCACCGTGTAAGAAACTGGACCTGTGTCCGATGCAGGTGTTGGGTCCGACGCTGGCGCTGGGTCCGACGCTGGCGCTGGGTCCGACGCTGGTGCTGGGTCCGACGCTGGCACTGGGTCCGACGCTGGCGCTGGGTCCGACGCTGGCGCTGGTGTCAAAGAAGCATCTTTATCAACGCACTTATAACCATAGGTGTCCCACTTGCACGGACTTTTACACTTGTCCTGTGTATTCTTATCACACGCCTTGTCCGATGTCATGAAGAAAACCCCCATCACTAAAGACAGCAAAACCAGAACAACCGCGATGATAACGACTGGAGTCATTATTTAATTTACACTCACATTTTTTTTTTAAATACCCTTGGGTTTGCAGCAAGTAATTTCCCACTTTTGTTTTGTGTCATCTTCTGGGTCTGCAACGAGCTTCGCACCGGTAATCACGTGGTCCGCGGGACATGCCGTGTTCGTGAGACCCGACACGTTCTTGAAGGAAGTGCCCGTGTCGTACGAATCACTCGCGATGGATTGACATGTGTTGGTTTTGACTTTCGAATTGTTGCACGTGTACTCGAAACGAATCTTTTCTATATCTTCATCCAATGCGAGTTTCAAAGAATTTATGGGTTTTTCACCACAATCCACTTTCTTGTTTTGAAGATTTTTAAAGTATTTCGCTTCGTCTTCAACATTTTCATAAATGGTCTGTCCCGTCACTTCGGAACCGGTGATGTCTATTCCAGACATGCACGAATATTTACTTTGAATATCGTCGGTCATACCAAAGGACGTCAAGGCTTCACCTTTGCCGCACTTGAATTGTACATCTCCCACGACTTCTGGCCATTGTTCCTCACTCAATTTACCCTTGAGATTCGAGACCTCGTACCTGTTCGGTTTCAAATTGTACTTGTCCATCAATGCATTTTCGATGGCCAAGTATTCATCTTCAGACAAAACTCTGTCATACAAAATCATCTCTTTCACGGACCAATCTGATGGTTCAGTCGAATACCCATTGATGACGATGCGAACGGGGACTTCTCCTGTGAATTCTCCCACGCTGTGATACCCCGTGCGCAAACCCCCGTTTGAGCGGTACACGTCTGGTTGTGAGACACTCAGTACCCAGTTATCTCTGTGGCGGTTAACTCTTTCAGTGAGCCACCCAGCGGCTTGCCCGGCGTGATACACGCCAGCTCTACCGCCATGGAATCCAAGCAATACGTTGCCATTGCCCCCGCCAACGGTAGTGAAAATGCGCCCCTTCGCTGACCCGTCGTACTTGGCAACGCTGATGAACGTGTATCCAGTGTCTTCGTCATAAAGCCCTTCGGGGAACGCGACGACGCTGTCGACGTCGCCCCGCACTTCTTCGCCATTTTTAGATTTGTTCAACATTCCTGAAATTTCCGTGATGTTGTTTCCCTCTCCGCTCTTATCGTTCCACACGCGTTCTTCCTCGCTATAAGAAGGTCCATCATACCATCCGACGAGGCCGTTGATTTTAATGACGGCATCTCCTGTCGGTGCGGCTGGTGTGTCTTCTTGGTCGCCGTCATCCCCACTTTCGACCGGTTCCGTCTGCTGTGTGGGGTCTGGGGTAGGCGGTCCTTGCTCCTCCTGCTGTTGCTGCGTGTACCACACGTACGCACCAACACCAACGAGTAATAGCACGATGATGAGTATTACTGTCGTGTTCATGATTACAATAAGCTAAGAAAAATTATTTAATACCCCTTCGGTTTGCAGCATTTGTACACATAGCGCGTCTTGTTCGCGTCGTTTTCCGATTTTTGAAATTTAATGTACGTCATGACCTCGTTGTCTTCACACTGGATGTCGTGCGCGGTGAGCGTGTTGATGTCTTGGTCCGTGGAAGTGACATCCCTGCACGTGTTCTCGTCGACTTCGGAGTCCGTGCACTTGTATTGAACCTGGGTTTCGTTGCTATTCTTCACGTCGAACTTGTACGCCTGAATGGGGCGCGCACCGCAGTCGAGAGTTTCATCCATGATGCTGTCGTAAAAGTTGTCGGTCTTGCCCTTGTACTCCGTGGTGAGGTCGATGGCATCGCCAGACTGGTCGAGGGAAAACATGCAGTTATATTGGTAGCGGGTCTTATTGTCCGTATTTTTGTCGAGCTTAAAACCCGTGAGGCCGGAGGTCGGTCCGCAGTCCACGTCGCTGCGGTAAGGGTCCGAGGTGTACGCCGTGAACAGGCCAGCCTTAGCGAATCTTCTTTCGGAGATGGAATACTTGTCCATGAGCGCCTGTTCGATTTTTAAGATTTCATCTCCACCGAGTTCTCGGTCGTACACCATGATTTCAGCGATGGCGTAGTCCGATTCCTGACCGCTCGCGATGTTCACGCCGATGTCTTTCGGGAAACTCTCATCCAAACCATAGCCGCTGTATCGACGACCATTGGCGCGGTACAGGTTGCGCTGGTCCACGGAAAGGACCCAATCGTCGCCGAAGTGGTCCTTGTCTTCGGTAATCCAGTTGTCGTGGTAGGCGACACCCGACTTGCCCGCGTTGTGTCCAGTGAACCAACCGCCCTCACTGCTCGTGAAAATGCGTCTCTTGCTATCGCCGTTGTACTTGGCGACAGCGATGATGGTGTACTGGCGGTCGAAGAGTTCGTCGGGGAGCGTAAACTTTTCCGCCGCACCTCCGTACACGTAGAGTCCGTCGTCGGAAACCTTCATGTCTCCTGCGACTCGTACGTCGTTGACGTTACCACTTCCATCTTTCCACAACTTCTGAGACGTGCTGTACGATTCCGCTGTGTAGTGTCCCTGGAGTCCGCTGACGTCGGGAGTCTCTACGGAAGGTGCGGGCGCAACGCTACTTGGAGCCGCGGACGGCGTGGGGCTCTCAGCCATCTGCGCGGGTTCGAGTTTCGTCAGCTCCGTCTCCTTGTCGACGCAACGACCCATGCCACCACCGAAGTATTGGTCCCACTTGCACGGGAGTTTGCATGCGTCTTTTTCGGTGATTTCTGTACACGCGAGTGTTTGGTCTTTAAGAATGAAATAATACACGGCGATGCCAACCACCGCCAAGATGGCGACGATCATCCCAATCCGCTTGGGGTCCATTATTAATTAAACCTTAGAAAATATATTTATGTAAGATGTTGAATATATATACCGACGGAAGTTGTTTAGGGAATCCGGGGCCTGGGGGGTGGGCGGTGACGTGCGACGCCTTTGAAATATCTGGGGCGCGCGAACACACGACGAACAATCAAATGGAACTCGTGGCTGTTCGAGAGGCGTTGCGGAGGTGCGCTGACACGTCGGTGCACGACGTGTGCATCTGGACAGACAGCGCGTACGTGAAAAACGGCATCACCAAATGGATTCATGGCTGGAAACGTAATGGTTGGAAAACAGCCAACAAGTGTGACGTGAAAAATAAACAGGAGTGGGTTGAAATCGATGCCCTGCTCGAACACGTAAACAACGTCGAATGGCGGTGGGTGAAGGCACACAACGGCCATCCACAGAATGAAAGGGTCGACACCCTCGCCAGGGAGCAGGCGAAAAATGTGTGCGTAAAATAATGGAGACCGGCCATGTGTGGTGTCCTAAACAGGAACAGCTCCTCGTGCGCTGGGCCGAGAAAGCGGCTGGGTACCGCTGGCTTCACAACCACGCCAGGCTGCACTTTAAGAGGGTCAACGATTACATGTCCTATCCATCCATAGTCATAAGTAGCATAACAGGGGTCGGGGGGTTCGCCGTGCTCAACCCCGCAGGGAGCGACAGCACCCAGAGCGGAACGAAGGATAAAATTTTAATAGTCCAGTACTTTTTCGCGTTTTTAAACGTACTCGGCGGCATCCTCACGTCTCTTTCGAAATTTTCACAGAGCGCGCAACTCGCGGAAGCGCACTCCGCGATGTGTGTGCAGTATTCGAAATTCTATAGGAACATAGACATGGAGTTGTCCTTGGACCCTGAACACAGACAGGACGTCGTAGAATTCGTCAACACGTGTCGACAGGAGTACGACCGCCTGTTAGACGACGCCCCGGACATCCCCGCGAACGCCATCATCCAGTTCAACCTAGAATTCCCTGATAAAGAAAATAAACCAGATGTGTGTAATGGTCTTAGTATATTGGGAACTGATGATATTGAAAAGAGCGAGAGAGCCATGAAGAACTGGATGAGCACCCTATTTGCTTTAAGGCGCAAGAGGAGTCGAGAATCCCTATCAAACGCATCTTCGTTAAAGCTATGATGGTATGATTTGGTAACATGGAACACTTTCGAACAATCCTCCGAGCGAACAACTATGCGCCGTCGACCATCGACATGTATTGTCGACGACTCCAGAAGAGTGGGGTGAACCTCAACAACAGGAGGGCTGTGCACAGACATCTCTCGTCGAAGCGCGTGGACCTCGAGGGTGATGAACAAGGGAACGATTACCGCGCGTTCCTCCTCTACGACCGATTCCTCCACAACTCCGATTTACCGGGGGGACACCCAACTTACCAGAGGTCCGACCTCACCATTCGCGACGCGTGTCTGGCACAGACTTCGAAAGAAGACCTCGTGCGCTGCTGGTGGCTTTGTAAAATCGGGGGGTACGCCCCGGGTGTGGCCTCGACCTACGTCCGGGACGCGAAGCGTGAACCCGTCAGCGACCGACACCGCTCCGTGTACAGAGCCAAGTGTGCGCTCGAAAAATTCGACATGAACCACATATTCATCACCGACAAGGTCGTGAGGGACTACTTTCAACAATTGTAATAAATAACCCCCAGTGGACCCAGGCGGGCGCTACATAAACACTTAAGAAAATATGGGATACGCACCAGTCTACGATTACCGATGGGGATGTGGGGTCAAGCAGATCACCGACCGAGCCATTTTAAATGATGCGAAAAAGCTCATCATTAAAAATGGGTCGAAAATAGAAATCGACCGCATCCCAAAAGTGGGCGACTACGGCATCCACGGCGGGGTCCTTCAAGTCATGCGTGGGAAGAGGGTCATAACCTATCATTAAAGATTTAGATTGTTAATAGAAATAATGAGACTTCTCACGAAAGAAAGTGCATATGAAAAAACCATCGGCTTGAGTCAAGAGATTCACGGCACGTACGAACCACAAGTAACGTTTCACGCGTACTGGGTCGGCAAACTCAATGAGAAACACTTGTACTCCATCATGTCGTGCAGACACCATCACCCGAAGGACAAAATCATCCTGTGGGTTCACCCGGGAACTCACGTGCCCGAAGAATTTCATAAATACGCAGAAATTCGAGAATTTGACTTTGTTCGAGAGACACAGGGAACCCTTCTCGAGGGACACATGTATCGACACGCTCCGTCGTTTTTCTCGGACGTCGTGCGCTATCTCCTCCTGTACAAGTATGGTGGGTGCTGGTTTGACCTCGATGTTTTCTTTTTGCGTTCCCTCGAACCCATTTTCGCCACGTACCCAGAGGAGGTTGTAGTCTACCAATGGGCCGACGACGTCCACCCCAACGGCGCGGTGTTCATCTCACTCGTGCCAGAGAGCCCGAAGATGCGTCGAAACATCGAGTACATCCTTTTGAAGGGCATGGGGTGGGGTTTTCAGCAGGCAAAGTTGACCTATGACACCGAGGAAATGGACATGTTCGTCCTCCCGAACAGCTGGTTCGATGCTGGGTGGATTGCCAACCCCTACGACGTTACTTGGGACAACTGGTTCGAAGACACTGACGCGGTCTACGACGTGCACACTTACCTCCCGGGTGCGTTCGCCTACCACTGGCACAATCGATGGGACAAGACCATAGAACCGCGGAGTCCGTTCGCCCAACTCGTCGCACGTCTCTCATGCAAGGAAAAGTAGCCACCTCTTTGTAGTGTCGGTCCTGGAACACCGGATACTGCCTCGTGGTGTACATGCGATTGTTAAACAGCTCTCGACCATTCATGTAGGCTGTAATCTTATATTTTGACGTTCCCACACAAATCTTTTTCATCACCTGCACGTTGTTTGTGTCCCCTTGGTCGAACTCGGCCCCTGCCTGCCCTTGCAAGGCGCAGAGGGTAATTTTTTTCAAAAAACTCCCCCTGACATCCCCGATTTCGAGTTCGACAAAGTATTTACTTTGATTATATCCCTCGAGAACCTGACCACCCCGGGTACTCTTCGTCCATCACGTCGCGCGCGCAACACAACATTAACATGAGAACAAAAACGACGACCAGGGAGCAGACGTGGAACACCCCCCTCAAGGCGTTCCTTCTGGAACAGGGGTGGGACGACCTCGCGAAACTAGTGCACTACGAACACGTGATCACCGACGCCCACGAGTTGACACGGGACCCCGACCGCGTGAAAATTATATCAGAGTATCTTAAGAATCGATGGAGGTCGTGACCTATGCGAATAAATCGCGCGGCCTCTTTGAAGAACTCGTGCACAACGAGTACGACGTGCCTGTGAGGGTGTTGGGGTGGGGCACCAAGTGGAACGGGTTCTTGGACAAGTACAAGGGCATGGTGGCCTATCTCCGAGAGAAGGGCGACGACGACATCGTGGTCTTCCTCGATGGATTTGATACTAAAATTAACAAAGACCCCAAAGACGTCGTCGCATTATTTGAAGCCTATGATTGTAAGATGTTGGTGTCGAAGGACCCCGAACCTTTGGGTGGATACATTTCACATAAAGTATTCAACTCGTGTGTTGGAGAATCCATCGCCAACTCGGGACTTTACATGGGCTACGCGAAATATCTCTTGCAAGTTCTCGAAGATGCACTTCGCATGTCGTGCGAGGACGACCAGAGAAATCTCAACGCCCTCTGTGGCAAGTATGATTTCATCAAGGTTGACGAGGACAGGAAGATTTTTGAAAACATCCCACCTCTCACCACGCGACGCACGTCCGAGGCGGTGTTCGTCTCCTACCCGGCGTCTTTGAGTATGGAGAGAGTGGTGCGCTCATTGCGCGAGTACTC